TTAATGATAATGGGTGGGTTACTAAATTAGAAGGTCAAACAATTATATTAGAAGAACCAGATGGTAAAGAAACAGATTTATTTAATGTTACTTTAACACCAACCGGGAAAGTAGAAAAAGTTACTCCTAAAATTGTAGTAGATACAAAGGGAGGTTTAAAAAGTAGTGGTGGTGGTGGTCGTCCTTACCCAGGTGAGTACCCTGATTATTATGATAAAAAGGGTAAATTACAAAAGGGATACTCAGGTGGAACACAGGTGTCAAAACCAGAATCTGTAAATACTTCAAATTTTTCTAAGTATTATCCAAAATACAAACTTGTTAAAGGAACTTCAGATATAAATTTATCAAAGCAAAAAATACCAATATTAACAGAAGCTGGAATTATTGACGATACTAAGAAAAATAGATTTAATTTAGGTACTATAGCTACTTCTCCATCAATGTTTGTTGTACACCACACAGGTGGTAGAGGAGACGCAGATCTAGTATATAGTGTTTTTTATGGTAGAGGCCTTCCAGCACAATATGTAATTACTAGAGATGGAGGTATTCACAGATTCCAACCTGATGGGGCTAAAGGGTGGCATGCTGGTAATTATAATAGTGTTTCAATAGGTGTAGAAGTAGTAGCAAAGAATGATGCAGATGTATTACCTATTCAAGTAACAGCAGCTGCACGCCTTATACAATTTTTAGGATTTAAAAAGGATCAAATTTTTGGACATGGTGAACTTGCTCCGGGTCATAAAGAGGCAACTGAAGGAAAAACAATTAAAGATTATATACTTAAAAACCTATAATGAGAGCGCCTAAAAATTTAGTTAAAGTAAAATATACAATGGGAGAGAAGTATGTTGACTCTAATTTCAACCCATATACAGGATATTACTGTGAATTACAAGGTAAAGCATATCCTGGAAAAGCATATACAGGTAAAGCTAAACCTTTAAAATTAATATCTAGTTTAAATAAAGATAGTAAAGTCAATAGTTATTTTTTTAATTCACAAAGTCTTATTAATTCTGAGGATAAAGAAGGAAATGTATCCTCTGGTGAAAAATTTGTATTAAGATATTTTATTAAATACATACACACTATCCCAATTTATATAAAAGAAATAAACGCTGATACTTACAATTCTGCTAAAGATAACTCTTTATATCAAACAGTAGCATTAAAATATGACGCTTCAGCAATGTTTAGAAAAGGGGGTTCATTTGATATGGATGAAGTAGAACAGGCCGATAAGAAAATGTCTGGAATAAAACTTTATCTTCAAGACGAACTTGTTTAAGGCAAGATTTTATCTTATATTTAAGGTCACAAAAAAAGGTTATGTTTTATATTATTGAGAAATCTTCTCAACTATCACAATTATCATTCGAGGATTGTTTCGTTAGGTTTATCCCTAATAGCAACAATTTTCACCCCGCACTTACTGAGTTAAGTCTAATTTATGTTAGACCCATTCATAGTAAGAAAGGATACATACTGTGTTTAAATCATAACGAGTCACTTTCATTAACCAAATCCAAAGTATTTAATTGGTTAGATGGTCTAGGTAAAATATGGGTACTAGATAAAAAGCAAGCATTGCATTGGTACCCAAATTCAGATAAATTATTTGATGTTAATTTTATAGAGCATGTTGACATAAAGGCGTTAGATAATGCCTGTATAAGCTACTACTACAGCTTACATGGTGCGTTGTCTAACGTCAACTGTTTAATTCCTATTAGCAAACATTATGAAATGTGTGAGGCTATATATGAATTAGCATGGCCCGTTATCAAACAATACTCACTGAGCGACACAACGTTTCAATTTAATAATTTTCGCACGTCAAATGTGTTTTATAATATTGAAAAAAACGGCATAGCGGTTGATAAAAACTGCTTTATTGACTATTATCGAGGTAAGTTGCACAACCCTCAATTTAATTTAAATCGCAGTAAAATATACACTCAATATAATTTATATACCACAACCTCTCGCCCATCTAATACATTTAATAGCGTAAATTTCGCAGCTTTACATAAAGATGATGGCGAACGCGCATGTTTTAAACCAGAAAACGATAAATTTATTGAAATCGATTTTCAGGGATATCACCCACGATTAATTGGTGAGATGATTGGGTTTGATTTTCCAAAAGATAAAAACACATATGAATATTTAGGTTATGTGCTGGGTGTATCACAACAAGAGGCAAAAGAATTAACATTTAAGCAATTATATGGTGGTGTTTGGTCGGAATATCAGTCAAAACCATTCTTTGAAAAGGTACTTGCATACACAGATGATATGTGGGACACGTACCAATATGGAAAATCATTTAAAACGCAAAATAAAATATTTATACCCGACGAAAGCATATCAAAGACAAAGTTATTTAACTATGTTGTGCAGAGTAATGAAACCTCAACCAATGTTGAATTATTAGGGTTGGTATTTAATTTATTAGAAGGTAAAAAAACAAAATTAGTATTGTATACTTATGATGCGTTTTTATTCGATTATAGTGAAGAAGATAAAGATTTAATTCAACAGATAGTTGACGTATTGGAATATCCCGTAACCATTAAACAAGGCCAATCGTACCACGGTTTGGAGAAACTATAAATATTTATTATGGAACAACTAAACGAACTAGACTTGAACAAATTATTCTGTACATTCACAACTCCATTGGATTTGGAAAATACAGTAAACACTATAAATCGCCGTTACGCTATTCTATTCAATAAGATCTTTATTCTTGAATCACCACAGAGCGATGAATTAATGTGTACTTACAATATTGACTCGGGCAATGTACAAGATGCACCGATGGCCAATACTATCTTATTACATAGAAAGAAAGAATCAAATACATTATATACCATTAATGCTTTAAATACTTTAATTAAGGATTTGAATGGTGGTACATTAGATAAGAGTTTCATTGTTAATTGGAACGATTACAAAAATTGCATATTATTAACAGACGGACCTAGCCTACGCAGGTTAGATACGGCTATTCATAAAATAATAGATTTTAATAAGTAAAAAACACTTGTTAAAATAAGTTTTGAGGTCATAAAAAAGAATCATAGATTCATAATATTCCGTTCATAGAACGACTTACAATTAAAACAAACAAACATGGACTTATCGTTCGTCAAGCAAAAGCTTGAAGCAAACGCCAACAGAGGCGCCGGTCGTGAAAAAATCGACTACACAAAGATCTTCTGGAAACCTAAAGCAGGTAAATACCAGATTAGAATTATCCCAAACAAGTTTAGAAAAGAGTGGCCGCTAAGAGAAATCCAAATGCATTATGGATTTTCTAAGGGACCAATTTTGGCTTTATCTAATTGGGGTGAAGAGGATCCAATTACAGGTTTCGCTAAGGGATTAAGAAAATCAGCTGACAAAGATGATTGGACTTTAGCCAACAAAATTTCTCCAAAAACACGCTATTTCGCTCCAGTAATCGTTCGCGGTGAAGAAAGCACAGGTGTACGTTTATGGGAAGTAGGTAAATTAGTAAATGACCAATTAATGGGCATCGCTAGCGATGAAGATTATGGTGATTTTACTGACATTACTGATGGACGTGATTTTACAGTTGAAGCTGTAGAAGATGTTATTGCTGGTAGAAAAGGTATTAAATGTACTTTACGTATCAAACCAAAAACATCTCCAATATCTGATGATTCTGTTTTAGTAGAAAAAGCACTAGAAGAACAACCAGATATCTTAGCAATCAACCGTAAGTACACTTACGATCAATTGAAGGATGTATTACAAAAATGGTTAAGCCCTGAAGAGGAAACCTCTACAGAAGCAACACCAACAGTAGCATCAACTGAAGATGAGGAAGATGATTTTATTAAAGAAATAAACGCACCTGTCCAACCTTACAGTTTAGATGTAAAACCAAAAGAAACGGCATCTGACAAATTTGATTCACTCTTCAATGATTAAAAATGGCAACGTCCAAAGAAAAAAATCTAACTTCAGTAGTATCTGAATCGTTAAAAAAATCCTTTGATATTAATGCATACAAGAAATCTAAATTCTTGGATGAAACAACTAAATTCAAAGAGCAGAAATGGATTCCATTCTCTCCTGCAGTTCGAGATGCATTATCTATTCCTGGTATTCCTATGGGCCACGTTGCTATTGCTAGAGGAGGCTCTGACACTGGTAAAACTACATTAATGATTGAAACAGCAGTTAATGCCCAGAAAATGGGCATACTGCCTGTATTCATCATTACTGAGATGAAGTGGGACTTTGCCCACGCTCAAACAATGGGATTAGAATTAGATGCAGTTCCTGATGAAGAAACAGGCGAAGTAATTAACTATAAAGGATTCTTCATTTATGTTGATAGATCATCTTTAAATACAATTGAAGATGTTTCTGCTTTTATAGCTGATACTTTAAATGATCAAGCTAAAGGTAAATTACCTTATGACTTGTTATTCTTATGGGATTCAGTAGGTTCTATTCCGTGTGAAATGAGTGTTAAGCAAGGTAATAACAATCCTATGTGGAATGCTGGTGCTATGGCTACTCAGTTTGGTAACTTTATCAACCAACAATTTCCGTTATCACGTAAGGAAAAATACCCTTACACAAATACATTCTTTGTAATTAATAAAACAGGTGTTCAACCAGCTTTAACGCCTATGTCTCAACCAAGAATGACAAATAAAGGTGGTAATGCAATGTATTGGGATGCTTCACTTGTTATTACATTTGGTAATGTAACTAATAGTGGTACATCTAAAATCAAAGCAGTTAAAAACGGAAAAAATGTTGAATTTGCAAAGCGTACTAAAATAGCAATTGACAAAATTCACGCTGACTGTGGTGTTGCAACCTCATCAACTGTAGTTGCTACTCCTCATGGATTTATTCCTGATGAGGACAATGCAATTAAAGCTTATAAGAAACAACACGCTAATCAGTGGTTTGAAGGACTGACCAATGTAGATGAATTACAAATTGTAGAAGATGCTAGCGAATGGGATGAAAGTAGCAAGATATCTCCTATGATAGAAATAGATAACAACAATGCAGAATAAATACTTTGAACTTTTTTCAAGTATTCAACCTGACACTCGTACATCTCTAGATTCAATTTTAATAATAGACGGCTTAAATACTTTTTTAAGAGCGTTTACTATGATAAACCACATAAATCCAAATGGCCACCACATTGGTGGCCTAACTGGATTTTTGAAATCAGTAGGTTATGCAATTAAAATGCTTAACCCAACTAAAGTTGTGATTATATTTGATGGGATTGGTGGTTCGAATGCTAGAAGAAATTTATATCCGGAATATAAAGCAAATCGTCACGTTAGTCGTATGACAAATTACTCAATTTTCTCTTCAAAAGAAGAAGAAACGGAGAGCATAAACAATCAGATGGCGAGACTAATTCAGTATCTTAAATGCCTACCTATTACTGTTATTGGTATTGATGGTTTAGAAGCAGATGACATTATTGGTTATTTAGCTAATAAGTTTCAAGCTTATAATGAGACTACAAGCGTAACAATTATGTCTGCTGATAAAGATTTCTTACAATTAATATCACCAAAAGTACAAGTATATTCTCCTGTTAAAAAGAAAATATATAAACCAAAGGATGTATTAGAGGAATTTGGAGTTAGCAGCTATAACTTTCTAAATTACAAAATATTATTAGGTGACAATTCTGATAATGTGCCTGGAATTACAGGTTTAGGACCTAAAAAGTTAAATAAACTATTTCCAGAATTAGCATCAGATAACCCAGTAACATTAGATGAAATTATTGAAAAATCTGCTAATCAAATAGATGAAAATAAATTATATTTATCTGTTGTAGAAAGACGGCACCAATTAGCAATTAATTATCAATTGATGTCTTTGAATGGAAGTTTCCTATCACCAGAGAATAAACAAGTGGTAAAAGACGCTTTTAATAATTCGTATGAATTAAATAAGTATCTGTTTCACCAAATATATGTAAATGATAGATTGGGGGAATCAATTCCGAATGTAGATAATTGGTTACAAGAAACATTTGGTTATCTAAATTCTCTAAATTAAATTTATAAAATAAGTTATGACAACATTAAGCAAATTAAACCAGTACGGCCCGGGTTTCCAAACCAAAGTAATTGGAGCATTATTAACACAGAAGAATTTCTTAGTTAATGTATCCGATTCGCTTGAAAAGGAATACTTTGAGAATCAGGCCAACCAATGGATTATTAAAGAGGTACAACAATATTTCTCCAAGTACCATACAGTTCCTACAATGGAGGTATTATCAACTGAAGTAAAAAAGATTGATAATGACGTTCTAAAAATAG